ATCTATTACCTCCGCTTCCTTTGCTTGCTTAATACGATCACGGGCAGCCGCTATAGTAGCCTCGTAGTCATCCTGGGTGTAGACCTTCCGGTCCTCTGTAATCTGCGTAGCCTCGCCCCTAGCCGTCATAGCCTCCCGTGAAGCATTTGATTTAGCTATTGATAACTCCTTGAGATCCTTGAAGCCAACCTCCATTTCGGGGTCATTCTCCATACGGTCACGTACTTTCTCAATTAAATCCTCCTCTAGAGAACTCAGATTTAAATAGTTTTTAGCTGCTATACGACCACTTAACTCCTTAAATGTTCCCATATGGTCAGCGTAGTCCGCCAGGACACTAATAATAGTATCCCGATCAAAGCCGTAGTGACGCACTAGACGAGTCTGGCTACTGCCTGTACTGTACAAATAAAGCAACTTAGCTGTCTTCTCTGGGTCATATACACTCAAGCACTTAACCCTTAGTCCACGCTTCTGGTTACTTACCTCGTGGATACTCTGCTGGATTTCACTCAGCAAAGCTGCCTTCTCCTTCTCGGTCTGGCTCATTGATTCCTCGTCTTTCATACCTGTATTCAATTCATTCATAGATATCTGTCAACTTATTAATACTATTCATATAAAATAATATACCATATACGTATATTTAGGCTTGACGTTGTAAGCACGTATGGTACAATGTGTACCATAAGACAGCAACATCATAAGGCAGTTAAGTCCTTAAACGTAGTAATCCCTAAAGAATATAAACAAAGGGAATCATAAATTGACTACCATAAACTGACTTCTTATGGTACACGGTGTTAAACTCCATAGGATATAACCATAGGATTACCTTGGTTTGTTAAATTCCATAGGATTAAAGAGAATCCACGTTGATTTCCATAGGATTTGATTCCTCCGTGGTAGAAGCCCCTTAAGTAAACCGAAGGTTTACGGGCAGTCCCCGAAGGGGACCTTGAGGTAGCAATTTTTTTGAGGGGCTATTTATGTATATATATACGGACCGGCGGCAACTCCTCGACCCCCTCCACCCCTCGCGCGCGCGACCGGGCGTAACGTACGCGCGTACCCGTGCGCTATTGTCCTGGCCCGGTGCTCACTTGTGCAGTAGTGATCGGATGTCCAGTATATTAATTAAAATACTGGATGTGCAGTATGTGCAGCTGTGCGTGTGAGTGTAGTTTTTATTCTTAATTGAGGGGATATATCACTCCACTGTTTCAAACTATCTCAAACTGTCTCAAACTATTCGCTGCGCTGTTTCGCACTGTCTCAAATAGTGGTATGGTTTAGCGTAGAGAATAAATGTATAGTTTTAAAAAATATACTTGACCGCCTTTTAAATACGTGCATAGATGCTGATTCACTCTTAATTATAACTAAATAAATAAACACATATGAAAATCAAAGTACTAAACGAAATAAGCATAAACGGCAAGCAAAGCAACATATTCAACTATCAGTACGTTGCAACTGACGGCTCAAGTCTTTCGGCTGTCTTTCAAGCAACTAGGCAAACTCTCGAAAATATGTGCAATTCAAACGTCGAGCTATGCCATTTTATCGATTCGCTATAACTGACAATCTACACACAATTAAAACAGTTTGCGGATCTGTAAAACCGCCTTTTAATAATGAATTATTCAGATATCAAATCAGAAGGACTGCAAGGCATTGACGTATCAAAGGAGATTACCCTAAAGGAGTATGGATTCGGCTATCACGTTTTACCTAAAAAAGGCATATATCGTTTTTATATCGGCAACGTCGACTTTATGGTAGAAATAGAATTCGGTGATTTTAATTTTACCGAATGGGAAGTTTTAGAGCTACCCTTGAATGTAAAGATTGAGGAAGAATTTGACTTTATAAACGTAGCCGACGTTGCGAGCTTCGTTGGATTAACGGAGTTAGAGTGGCTTGATTTAGACGCGCCTAGTAAATTACACGATGCCATAAGCTACTATGGTGCTTTTAACTTTTAATTAACACGCAAAATCAAAACAGTTTGCGGATCTGCAAAACCGCTTTTAAAAAATGAAACGTACAATAAAAGAAGCAACCGATAGAAAGATCCTCAACAGTCTTGAACGCTGGCTTGAGTCAGCAACGCCAGAGCAACGCTACAATGGACTCAGATGGTACAATGAGGCGCAAGAGTGGGCGAAGTACTTGTCCGAAACGTTCGGCATTGATCGATACAAGACAGCCGGCGTGATATCCGCACTTTCTCCAAATAACAAGTGGGAACGCAACAAAGTTGACGCGTTTAATGTGTGCCAAGCTTGGAAAGATGGAAAGACGGAAAATGACGTAAAAGTTTGCACATATGGAGCAAACAAGCGCAAAGCGTTTGCAATTCTCAATGGAGATACGGAAATTACCGCCAAATCTCCAAAGACGCACGCATTTGCTGCAAATGTTGGACTTCTTGCTTCGGACTTTGTTACTGTGGATAAGTGGCACATTAGGGCTTGCTTGTGCTCGCCGAAAGAAGGGATAAAGGATTCAGTGGAAAGTTGCACGCCAGCGCAATACCGACGATTAGAGGCCATTACCTTAAAGCTGGCCAGGAAGTACGGGCTAAAGGGTTATGAGGTTCAAGCGGTAATTTGGGTAACAATCAAAGAAAATTGGGGAAGATAGTACAAAGCAAAGCAAAGTGCAGCCGGCGGTAAAACGTCGGCTTTTTTGTGCTTACTGATAAGCAAGTGCGACGCGAGCTAAGGGTAGAGGATCACCCGGAAGCAAGACAGTACACAAATAAGTGGCGTTTAAATGCCACACAAGGGGTTTTGATTAATTGCTAAGGGGTAAGCTAGGGAAACACGGAAAGACAGCTAGAAAGGCAAGCTAGGGAAACACGGAAAAAATTAAAATAATTAAAAAAACATTTGACACGTACTAATTACTAGTAAATAAGAGTAATTGAAGCACGGGAAAACCCCGCTGCATAACATAAAAGAAAGTAAAAAATGAAAAATATAAAAACAGAAAAATTTAGTGTGAGCTTTGCCATTGAGGATTTAAGCTATGACATTGAGGAAGTAGTTTTGACGTGTGAGCTAGATGGCCATTCTACACACTATACTAGCTTGCCGATGCTAGCAATGAGCTTGTGCAACTTGATAGAGGTAGGCGGTATGAGTAAGCAGGAGGCGGCCAAGGTGATCGCAAAGGCAATGCTTTATCTTAATTGAAAACAAATGCCCCGAAAGGGGCGCAACTTAACATAGAAGAAAGTAAACTAATGGAAACTATTAAGACTATAGAACTAGAAGCCATCGAAACTGTGCCGGGATTATCACGCGCTGAGTGGCTTGAACACGTCAAAGCATTTATGATCGATGAAGGGATGTATACCCTTTACGAAGCTGAAGTATTAATGCTAGCACTGATCCGCGAAGGTCGCTTAGAAAGGCCAACACAATGCTTGTAATGCCTGCAAATTCTACAGGGTGGTTCTGGCATTGCCTAGGACGCGAGACAGGTCGCATCGGCCATCTATTCTCACCGGGGGCGCAGCGTGGCCCTTGGCCCTGGTTTCCTTACGCGCTCGACAATGGAGCGTTTAGCTGCTGGGATATGCGAGCTAACTGTTTTGATCACGACAAGTGGGCGAAGAAAGAAGATGAGTGGAGGCGTTTGCTTGTTTGGTCACAATCACAACAAAATCAAGCGCGATGGGCGATTGTCCCAGATGTGATCGGTGACGGAGCTGCCACAATCGAGCAGTGGAGTACCTACGCGCCGATTATCCAGTCCTGCGGAATACCCTTGGCGGTGGCAGTGCAGGATGGTATGACTCGCGACGATGTGCGGTCATTGTTCCCGCTCCCCGAAGTGATTGCTGTTGGTGGCACGACAGAATGGAAGTGGCAGACAGTGGAGATGTGGGCAAGGGCCTTTCCTAGGGTTCACGTGCTGCGCTGCAATTCGCCAGAGAAACTCTACGAGTTAGAGGCTATGGGCATTGAGTCCTGTGATGGGACAGGATGGAATCGGGGCAATGCAAAGCAAACCAGGGGATTGGAGGAGTGGGCGCGGCAAAAAGCCGTTCCGTCCACTGACTATTTATCCGATTATACGTGCAAAGCACCGAAAGACAAAAACCAAATCACATTCGCATAATGGAAACTATAGAACTACAAGGCGTCGAGCTACGCCCGGATCGATACTTTGACGTAACAGTTGAAGCCGAAGCAATAACAACTCAGCACGAGTGCAGCAGTACAGCGGGAGAGCAGTCCGTCACTGAAGCCTGGGAAGAACGCGACTTGGAAGAATTCGAGATCGTGAAACTAGTCTACTGGACCGACAGTGAGACACCCTGCGAGCTGCCAGTAGAGCTACTGAACCACGACGACAGGGCTACCATCTTCCAAGAAACCCTCGACCTTATCTGAACCCTACCATATGACTGTCAATCTTATGACTGCCAGTTTATGATTCCTTTAATTTTAAATATAATCTATTGTTGACTACCAAGGGCTGACTGT